TTTGGGCATGCGCTCGCGGTAGGTGGCCTCGCTGAACTTCACCCGCAGCACCTGTGACCCGCGCCGGTCGGCCGCCGCCTCGGCGATGCTGTCGCCGTTGCCGGTGCTGTCGATCGCCTCCTGCCCGAGGCGCGGGGTGCCGCGCTCGATCGCTTCCAGCACTTGGTCTTGCTGGTCATAGGGGGTGTTGTGCATTTCCACGACCGCGCGCCAGGTGCGCCGCAGCGTCTCGCCCAACTCCAGCACCACGATGCAGGTCATGTCGCCGCTGCGGGCGAAGTCCATGCCGATGACATGACGGCGCGCCGGGTCGAGCGTCGCCAACTGCGGCGCCACCGTCTCACGCAGCCACTCGGCCATGTCCCGGCGGCGCGCGTCCTTGGGGCTCAGGTTGAACGCGGCATCGCCCATGAAGCGCAGCAGCGGCGGCGACACCGCCGGCAACGCCATCGCCGCTTCGATCACCGCACGCGGGAAATAGGTGCCCCCGCCCAGCGCCGGGATGGCGAACAATTCCTCGTCTTCGTTCGGCCGGTAGCGGCGGATCAGCTCCCCGCGCCAGTCGGCTTCTGCCGCCGCGCTCCAGCGTTGCCCGGTCACCCGGCAGATGCGCCGATACAGCCCATCGGCCAGCGCCTCATCGAGCGTGGTGCGGTGCAGGCTGTGACTGAAGCGCCCGGCCTGGGTGTCGAGCACCAACTGGTTGAACGGGCTGTCGGCGCCGTTGTGGGTCGACATGATATGGATGGCGCCGCCCCACACGGTGACCGCCATGGCGGCCTTGAGCAGCGCCTCCAGATCGTCGATAAAGGCCGCCTCGTCCACCACCACCAGGTCGCCCGGCCGCCCGAAGCTGCGCAGGTTGCGCGGGTTGCCGCTGAACGCCTGGATGCTGTGCCCGGAGGCGAAACGCAGGTCGAACACATGGATGTCGCGCCCGTCGTCGCGGGTGAACACCGACTCGCCGGCCGGCCCCAGCCCATGGTGAAAGGCCGTGGCCCAGGTGGCGCAGTCGTTGATATAGCCGGCGGTCATCGCCTTGTTGTAGGAGATATAGCCGACATTGCCGCCGCGCTCGGCGGCCGCCGCGTGCAGCACGTTGTCGGCCGCCTCGGCATAGCTGATGCCGATGCGCCGGCTTTTTTCATAGATCTTGACCTGCGCGTGATCGGCGCACCAGCGGGTTTGATACGGCAGCAGAATGGCGCTTTGCGGGGCACTTAAACCGCTCATAACGCCCCCATAATGGCGCCCGCAGTGCCCAGCCGGTCCCTGGCCCGGATGCGGACAAACGTGTGCCAGGCACTGAGTATGTCGATATTTCTGGCGTTGCCCCAGCGATCATGCGCGATCAGCCATAGCTCCCACGCGATGCTGTCCAGCGCCCAAAAAAGATTGATGTACTCCAAGATCTTCGCGTCGCTGAGTCCATTCGACACTTCGACTTCATGGCAGCAGACCACCGCCAAGTCATGATCGATCACGTATCCATCGGGGACGATATGCAGATCATCGAACACCGCCCTGACATCCTTGAAGGGATCCTCTGACTCCAGGAAACGCAATGCCTTCTTGAAGCCGCGCGTGCAACACCGCGGGTCCTCGGCCGCGATGCAGGCGAGGATCTTTGCGTGAGTTGTCAGGTCGTCGAACATCACAGCGCCCCCATGATCTTTGCGTGAGTTGTCAGGTCGTCGAACATCACAGCGCCCCCATGATGGCCGCCCGCAGGGCTTCGATACCGGCCGCGCTCACCCCCTGGGTGTGCGCGGCGGCGGCGGCCTGGTCGGCGGCGGCGGCCAGCACGGTGCGCTCCACCTCGCCCTGCCACTGGCGCTGCGCGATCTCGGCGCGCTGCATGGTGGCGACGGCCGAGGCCAGCTTGGCCAGCAGGGTGCCGTACTCCAGCGGGTCGGCCCCGGCCACCCCTTCGGCTTCGTTCTCCAGTTCGGCCACCCGGAACAGCAAGGTGACGATGCGGTCCTGGATCAGGGTCGACAGGCCGGCGGTGCGCTTGGCCGCCTGATCCGGGGCGGCGTCGTGGATGGCGCCCAGCAGTTCGGCCACCCGCAGGGTGGATTCCATCGCGCTCTTGCGCGCCAGGCCCCAGCGCCCCACGGTCGACAGGCTGGGCGGCGCGGCCCAGCCGGCGGCCACCAGGCGCGCGCCCAACTCCCGCGTCAGGCCCTCGTAATCGCCAAAGCCGCGGGCGCGCAGCTCCTGATCGAACCAGGCGCGCACCTCCAGCGGCAGCAGGCTGTAGCCGTCGACGGGCGGCATGGCTTACCAGTCCACCGGGCGCGCGATGCCCGCCACCCCCGCGCCATCGCCGGCCAGGTAGTCGATGCCGTCGGCGGTCAGGCCGAACATGCCGGCGCCGCGGTCGACCGCCAGGTGGCGTTCGACCAGATAGGTCAGGGCGCGGCGGATCGACGGGCCGGACAGGTCCAGATCGGTATCGGTGGCCAGCGCGGTGCTGATCAGCCCCTCGCCCATCGGTGCCGGCGCACCCCAGGACAGCGCCTGCAGCACGCGCAGCCGCAACATGCGGGTGTGGTGGGTGCGGGTGGGATCGGTCTGCGCCGCGGCGGTCTCCACCGCGTCCACCCCATCGGCGGTCAGGTAGTAGATCGGCGCCGCGTGCGCGCGCTCCGGTTGGCTGCGGATCAGCCCGCGGTCGTGCAAATAGGCCAAGGCGCGCGCCAGATCATCCACGCTGCACGCCTCGTCCGGGGCCAGCGCTTCCGCGATCAAGGTGAGCCCCAACGGCTTGGGCCACACCTGATAGAGCAGGCGCGGGATGGACTGCTGCCGCTGTTTGGCGCGCAGCGCGGCGATGTCAGCCATGGTGATTGTCCAGTTGGTTGATGCGCTCAAGGATCTTCTCAAGCTTGATGAAGGTGCGGCCCTCCCCTTCCAGATAGGTCTCGCGCGCGATGTAACGCTCCGCGATCTCCCCCGGCAGCAGCGCCACGCGCTCGCGCAGCGCGTGCTGATCGCTGGCCAGCGCCTCCAGGCGGCCGAGCAGGCGGTTGAGCGCCTCATCGCGCAGATTCAGCCTGTCCTGCCAGGCGCTGCTGGACTCTTGGCGCAGCGCCTCGGCCTGCTCAAAGCGGTTGCCAACATCGTTTTTGAGCGATAGCGACATAGCGTCGATGCGCCCCATCATCTGGCTGATGATGCGATGCCCCAGCACGCCCAGCGCGGTGATCGCGCCGAGCCCGGCGAACACCAGTGGCCACTCGTTCATCACGCCGCCCGCCGCCCCTTAGCGGCGGATCGGCTGCGCCGCGCGCACCCGGCCCCAGATCGCCACCAGGCCGCCGGCCAAGCCCACCAGGCTGGTGCCGATCTCCAGCAGTTGCCCGGCGTCCAAGGGGATGCCGGCCAGGCCCGCCGCCTGCGAGAGCACCACCGCCAGACTGCCCAGCACCGTGGTGGACTGCCACCACGGCTTGGGGTCGGCGCCAGTGATCGGCAGATAGCTCGGGGTCTGGCGATTCATGGGGGTGTTGTAGATCATGGGTAAGTCTTCCACGGTAGTTGGAAATGAGGGCCATCCTTGAACGCGCGCCAGTCCCCGCCCCATTCGAGCGGCAGGCGCAGATCCTTAGCGGCCTGCTGCATCGCCACGGCGATGCGCCCATACAGCGGCCAATCCCAGCGCACCGTGCCGCCCACCAGGGCGGCCAGATCCACCGCATGGCCGGTCAGATGCCGGCTCTTGAGCGTGCGGCTGGCGCCGGCGGCCACCAGTTGCTTTTGGCGGGCCAGGGTGCGCAGGCCCTCGGTCACCACGAAGTCGACCGGGGTAAGGGTGATCGCGCGCGTGACGATCTGCACCAGGTGCGGATGCACCCCGCGCAAGCGCGCCTGCGAGCGGGTACTCAGGACAAAGGGACTGGGGGGTGGAGTCGCCATCGCGGTAGCGTGCGCGCGGCGGGGGACGGGGGCGAGTAACGGGGGTGACTGCGGGGGATGCGAGCAGTGAGGGGAGAGGAGTGAGGAGAGAGAAGTGAGAAGCGAGAAGTGAGAAGCGAGAAGTGAGAAGCGAGAAGCGAGAAGCGAGAAGCGAGAGGTGCCCCCTCTCACTCCTCACTCCTCTCCCCTCACTCCTCCCCACCCTCCAACCCCGGCAACGGCAACTGCACCCGCTGCCGATGCAACTCGCGCTGCCGCGCGATGATCCGCCACACATGCACGTCGCTGACGTGATGCGCGCGGGCCAGGGCGCGCACGCCGTGCGGGCCATCCACGGTGCCGTCGTGCGCCGCCCACAGCGCCAGATCGCGCACCGCGCGCTCCAGCGCATCGCCGCGCGGCCAGTAATAGCGGGTGCCGCCGAGCTCGCGACACAACCGCACCGCCACCCGACACCCCAGCCGCCGGGCGTCGGGCGCGGCCAGCCCGGCGGCGGTCAGCTCGGCGATGGTGAAGTCGGCGATCTCGGCCATGCTCGCCTCCCACTGCTCGGGGGTGGCCAGCGGATCGTCCGGCGCGGCGGCGGGCGCGAAGTCCAGGGTGAAGGGGGCGGTCATGCGGGGCTCCGGGGTTGGGTAGGCGTGAGGGGAGAGAAGCGAGGAGTGAGAAGCGGCTGAGAGGCCCTCTCGCTTCTCACTCCTCTCCCCTCACTGCTCGCCCTAAGCGGCGGTGGGTGGGGTGGGCTGCCGCTTGCCCCGCCGATGCAACGCGGCGATGACGCCGCGCAGCTCCACGTCGGTGGTGTGGGCCAGCGGACAGGCGACGGTGGCGTCGGTGATGCCGCGCTGCCGGCGCAGGATGGCTTCCGCATAGGCCCAGGGCAAGCGCTGCTCGGCGAGCAGGGCGTTGACCTTGGTCAACATCGCCCGCCGATCCATCACCGCCGCCGCGGGGCCGCGGCCGGCCCGCTTGGCGGTGGTGGTGGGCACCCAGCCGGCCAGGCGGTATTCGGCCAGCAGGCTGTCGCGCTCCTGCGCGGTGAGGTCGGCGGCGCTGCGGGTGCGGCCCTGGCTGATGCGCTCCAGTTGGGCGCGGTAGGTGTCCTCGTCGAGCCGCAACTGGGCCTTAGCGACGTGGATGAGGGTGATCTCCTTGGCCCGGAGGTCGGGGCGTAGGGGCTTGGGCATGTCAGTTGGGCCTCAAGGCGCGCACCGCGAAGCAGCGCTCGCTGTCTTTGGACATCTGCCGCGCGGTCGGCCGGCCGACCACGGCTTCCATGGCGCTCATCGCCAGTTGCCCCAGCAGCAGCAGGGCCTGCGCGCTGTCGTCGGCGGTGCGCGCGCCACAGCCGCGCACATAGTCTTCAATGTGCTGCTTGGCCAGGTCGATTTGGGCGTCTTCGGTGATCATGTCGGGGTCTCCGGGTTTGGGTAGGAGTGAGGGGAGAGAAGTGAGGAGTGAGACGTGAGTGAGATGCCCTCTCGCTTCTCACTCCTCTCCCCTCACTGCTCGCCCTAGGCATCGCTGGCCTCCACCGCGGCAGCCGGCCGCACCAGCCGATGGTGGCGCGGGTGGGGGCTCGCGACTTCGCGCCACCCGGCCGGCACCGGCGGCCAGGCGAGCACGGCGAGCAGCCATTGGAACTCCTGGCGGCGGCCGGGCGCTTTGATGACCCGCACCTTCAAGAGCCCCAGCCGCCCCAGCCGCCCCAGGTAGTTGCTGTGCAGGTCGGGGATGACGGCCCGCGCGTCGGCTTGGCAGAAGGGGGCGGACTGGCGCAGGCACCAGGCGCGCAAGGTCGCCAACTGCTTGGAGCGCACCGTGCCGGCGTGCGCCGAGCCGCGGCGCTGGGCGCCGGGCGGGTCGGGTTTGACCGGCTCCGGGGCGGTTTTGATCGGATAACACCGGTAGGGCACGGCTTTTTTCGGGTCCAGTATGGCGGCGCCGTCCGGATAGCGCACGGCCTTGGCGAGGTCTTCGGGCGTGTGCTCGGGCTGGGGTTTGAGGGTCACGAAGCTGATCATCGGGCAGCCTCCCCGGTGCGCGGCGCGTACTGGCTGGCCTGGCTGCGGGCGGCGGCTGCCGGCGTCAACGCCACGAACGGGGCGCCGCCGCCGATGAGTTGCCGCCGCGCCTTGGCACTGAGGCCCACCCGGCGGGCCGCCGCGTGGGCGGCGTGCGCCAGCGTGGCGGCGGCGATGGCGGCACGGCGCAGTGCCCGGTCCGGGGGCAGTTGGCCATAGCCGGTTTGGTTCAAGATGGCCAGCACCGGGCGGCTGACGGCGGCGAGGTTGTCCGGGTCCAGACAATGATCCTCGTCGCCATCGAGCAGCAGGATGCAGTGCCCGGCGGGGATGGGGCCGAGGTGGTCGCGGTAGGTCAGGCGGGTGACGAACGCCCAGTCGCGGCGCGCCAGGCGGGTGGGGTCGTCGCTGCGGTCGGTGACTTTGAGTTTCCAGCGGCCGTAGGTGTCGGTGCGATAGGCGCCGATCGGCAGCCAGGTGTGCGGGCGGTTGCCGGGTTTGAATTGCGACCGGATCATCCGCTCAGGCTGCGGCAGACCGGTGCGGCCGGCGTTCCACGGCCGGTTGCCGCGCAGGAAGCAGCCGCTGCCGCCGCCCCGGATGCCGTAGCGGATGCAGGTCTGGGTGAGTGAGTCCGGGCTGACGGCCCGCCCGAAGCGGGCGGCGAAGGCGGCGGCCAGCGGTCCCTTGGCCAGCCGCGGCCGCTGGGTGCGCAGCCAGTCGAGTTCGGCATCGGTGTAGATGCGGCTCATTTGCCCCGGCTGGGCTTCGCCGGGGGCGAGCCCGGTCGGGCGACCGGACCGGATGTGGTGCCGATAGAGCGTGTCTTTGAGCGCGGCGGCGCGGTCCGCCCGGCCCCAGCGGCGGTTCCAGCGCCCGACCAGGTCCTTGAGGCGGCTGACGGCGTAGGCTTGGCGCAGCCAGTCGAGTTGTTCCGTGGTGAGATGACGGCCCATGTCAGCGGCCTCCGCTGATCATGCGCGGGCGCGGCGGGCTCGGGTCCGCGGCGCCGTCCAGGCCGAGCACGCGCGGGCCGGGGTCGCCATCGAGCATGTCGGCGCGGGCACGGGCGGCGTCGACCGCCAGCCGGCCGGTGCTGATGATCTCGCGGGCCAGGTGGCCCATGGCGCCGGCGCGGGCGATCTCGGCCTGGATCTGCTCGGCAGTCAGCGCGGGGTTGTTCAGCCGGTCGAGTTGGGTGAACAGGTGGTCGGCCAGGGTTTGCAGGGTGTTCATGGGTTGGCTCCGGGTTTGGGTAGGAGTGAGGGGAGAAGTGAGGAGTGAGAAGCGAGAAGCGAGAAGCGAGAAGCGAGAAGTGAGAGGTGCCCCCTCTCACCCCTCACTCCTCTCCCCTCACTCCTCTCCCCTCACGGCCGGGGCGATGGCGCTGAAGTCCAGCGCGATCTGGCGCCAGGGTTGGGTGATGTCGTCGCGCTCATAGGCGCGGAAGTAGGTCACCGAGCCCTGGGCCTGGAGCGAGTCGCTGATGGCTTGCTGGGCGTGTTTCCACCGCGGGTCGTCGATCTTGACGGCGACGAAGTCCAGGAGCCGCGCGACGTTGAGTTGCCCGGTCTTGGTGTTGCGGCGGAAGGCGCGGTCGACGATCGCGACCAGCGCCGGGCCGGCCTCGCGGGTGGCATCGGCGAGGTATTCACGCACCAGCGCCTCGGCGGCGTGGATCTGCTCGCCCACCACCACGCGGTCGGCGCTGACCCGCTCGATTTTGGCGCGGCCGTTGTAGTTGATGAGGGCGCAGTTTCCGTTGGCGCCGGTGATGTCGACGTCGTATTCGCTGGCGACCAGGGCGATGTGTTCGGCCACCTGGGCGAGCAGGCAGGCTTTGAGCCGCGCCAGGTCGGCATGGGTGGTGCGCACCATGCCCAGCAGCGCGTGCACCAGGTCGTTGCGCATCAGCTCCACGTCGGGGATGTTCGCGAGGGGGACCAGGCGGTCGTGGGCGTCGGCCAGGTAGCCGGCGGGGATGGGGGTTTGCGTGTCGTTCATGTGCGGGGCTCCAGCAGGCTGTTGGATGGG